TAAGCCGTATTAGGGCTTTCTACCGTCGTGACGTTGCCAACACGTTGGCGACCAGAAAAGCCCGAATACACAGCTAAAACCCGCCTTGTGCTTGCAGTTTAATAGAGCCTAATGCCAGTTCCTCTGCCTGCCCGTTCATGCAAAGGATTAAACGCGCCCAAGATTAGATAGCCAAGGCCGTCCGTCCAGTGCTCGATGTTCGCCGATTTGTCGATCACGTAGTCTTCGGCTCCTTGCTTAAAGGTGACATTTTTTAGGGCTTTTATTGTGTATTTACAACGCGGATGCACAAACAATCGCAGGCTTCCCTTAGCCGTACGAATCATCCAGTTTGTTGCGTTGATCTTATCTTTAACGGACCAAGGGGATTTAGGGCTAATACAGCTAAACCCAAAACGCCTAATAATGTCGTGATCGGTACGTCCTGCCGATGACGTCTTGCGAGCAGAGCCTGTTGGGTCGGGATATGCGACGATCTGCCGGTCAGGAAATCGCTGCTTAAGCAAAGCGCACACCTCATCGGTGTTTGATTGTTTGACGGCCAGCTCGTCCCAAATATGGAGCGTGTCGCCTACTCTGCTGCCGAGAACGCCGGCCATAATGCTGACGTTGAAGTCGGTGCCCCAGTAGATCGGCCCGCCGGTGTCCTTGACGTCTTCGCTGATGTTCTCGTCGGTGAAGCCGGGGTAGACCCGACCCGAGAGCGTCTCAAAGCTCGCTAGGTATTCTTGCCTAAAGGTTCGCTCGTCGAGAGTGTTCCTCGCTGCCTCGATCTCTTCCGCCGAAACGTTGCCGCCTTGGATCGTCGTAAACGAGAAGGTGTCCCAGTCCGATTGCTCCTGAGCCTGCTCCCAGAGATCGTGAAACCAGTTGAGGCCTGCCGGGGTAGTGATGAACCAGGCGGGGCCGTTCTGGTCCGACAGAGCGGGCCGTAGGACCATCTCCCACGCCGTCTGCTTCACGTAGGCCGCCTCATCGATGACGAGCGCCGAAAGGCTGACGCCCCGCAGGCTGTCCTCGTTATCCGCGCCGCGAAGAGCGATCAGGCTGCCGTTAGCGAACTCGATCGATAGGTCCGACTCATTCCGCTTGACGACGAGCTCCTCGGGGGCCATCGCCTTTAGTTGACGCCATGCGATTTGCTTCGCCATCCGGTAGTTCGCGGTGACGTACCAGCACAGGCTCCCGGGCTTCTCCATAGCCCAGCAAATCAGCCGAGTAATGCAGAGGTAGGTCTTACCGAAACGACGACCGGAGCAGAGCAGCTTAAACCGCTTGTTCGCCTCCCACACCTCGCGCTGAGGCCCGGTAAGCCCCTCGGCTAGCCCGTCAACGTATCCGCGCAAGTCAGCCTCAGTGAAGGGCGTTGCAGACTCGATAGCGGAGAGGATCGAGCCCCCCGGGACTGACGCCAGAATGCTCATTCAAACAACCGCGCGACCTTCGCAGCCTGATTGACGCAACCTAGGGCGACGCTGAGGTTGCCGGTCTTTCGGGCCTCTTTCTGAATGCTTGAAAGCTGGGCAAGGATCTCCGCAGTGAAGCTACGCCGGTCGATCTCCCAGTCGGCTCGGATCAGCTCTCTCGCCTTCGCGATGTAGTTGTCTGTCTGCCGATCCGACACCCCCCACTCATTCGCAGAGTATTGAACGATCTCCGAGCGCACCGCTCCATTCGCCAAAAGGCGGGCAACTCGGTTGACCCGCATATCGACTTCGATCTTCGTTGACTTAGACATCAGATCGGTTTCTCGAGGATGTAACCGGCGAAATCACCGAAACGGAACCACTGATAAGGGACGCCGGGGAGTTGAGCCAATGTTATGGGTCTTTGCACTCCTGCAAGAGACAATTCCTTCTCGATTATCTCCTGAGCGTTAACACCGGCCTCGTATTTTCCCGCAAGGGTTAAACGAGTCATCACGGTGCCGAAGTAACCGTGCGCCGTTTCAAGCTTGTCGAAGATGATGATTGCGCCGCCGGGTCGGCACTTGTCGAGGAGCATCCGCAAGTAATTGCGGCGCTTGCTCGGCTCGACGAACATCAGCGTTAAGAACGAGATGCATAGGTCGAAGGACTCATATTCGTAGGACTCCGCCGGGGAGCAAACGAAGATCCCTGGGGCGTTGTAGATCTTCCGCATTTCGTCGGAAGGATCGATGCCGACGAGTCGGGCGTCTCGAGCCTTTAGCGTCGCCTCGAGGCTCCGGCCGATGTTGCCGGTAGCGCAACCGATGTCGTAGACCAGCCCGCCCTTCGGGATGTAATGCCGTGCAATGTGAGTGATCGCGGTGGTTGCTAAGTCGTACCAGGGAAGCTGTTCGCGGACGTGATTATCAAAGCCGGTTGCTACATCCGGCGTTTCAAATGTCCAACTAGCGGGTATCTCCACCGATTTTTGACAAGATTTCTTGCTCAATAGTTTTAGCAACCTGCGCCATCATTAACGGAGGAACAGCACGACCGATACGTTCCCACTGTTGTGAAAACGTGCCGGTGAGGATGAAATCATCAGGAAATCCGCCGATGCGGCGAAGCTCTCCGAGGGTGAGAGTTCGAGGCTCTGTCCAGTGGTAAAGCTGTTGTGTGCCCTGGGTGATGGTGTTGGCGGGTAAGCGCGGTGATTGCTTGCAATGCGTCAAGAAGCTGTTCTTGCCTGTTAGGCGCTTGCAGGTATTCCCGAGGGTGTCGCCTGCTTTCGTCTGCGACCAGAACCGATAGGTTTCGGTGTCTTCCTTGAGCCACTTGGCTTCGGTATCAGGCGGTGTAGGCACGAGGGCGTCGCCGACGTTGTAGCTGTAAGGGAAGGGACTCGGATGAACGGGCGACAGGTTTAGGTCGTTCCTTACGCCGACGAAGATTGTGCGCTTGCGCATCTGCGGGACACCGAGCCATCGGGCGTCGAGAACGCGGCAAGTGACGTCGTAACCGCAATCACGAAGAGCTTGCAGGATCCGTTTGAAATAGCCCTTAGCAGTGCCCTTGATCAAACCGCTGACGTTCTCGGCAACAAAGACCTTCGGCTGCACCCCCTCAAGGATCCGGGCGTATTCGTAGAAGAGATCATCAACGCGTTGCGCTCGGTCGGAATACGACTTGACCTTGCCCCAGTTCTTTTCGCGAGCGCCTGCCGTAGAGAACGCTGAGCAGGGCGGGGAGCCGTCGAGAATGTCTAGGTCGCCCTTGGCGACTCCGGCGCGTTCTAGGAGCTGCTCTGGCTTTAGCTGCCGTATGTCGGTGGCGTCGAGGTAGCTGTTGGGATGGTTCGCCTTGTAGCAGCGTTGCGCTTCGGCCACGAACTCGAGGGCGTAGGCGACGCGATACCCGGCTATCCTGTAGCCGAGGCAGGAGCCCCCGGCACCGGAGAACGTAGAGGCGACGGTGTAGCCGTTCCAGGGGAGGGCCGCGATGTCTGCCATCGACGGGACGATGTAGGGCGGTTTCATTTCTGCTTGCGTAGCTGGTTGTAAGCCCCGATGGGCGACCGTGAGCCAGGGACTGCGGCCATTGCTGCGGCACCTAGCCGCTCTGCAATCTTCGAGTCACCGAGTTGCAGGTTGCTGTGCCTAGGCAGCTTGAATCGATCAAGCTCGGGGTAGGCAGCCCTAATGGCCTCTTTTTGCCGGGGCTTGTTTAGCTCGTCCCAGGACCGTCCGATAAACAGGTTGAAGATCCTGGAGTCGAAGTACGGGTTGACGAGCGTGGCTTGATGCGAGGTGCAGATGGCTCGGATACCGCGCTGCCCTGCTGCGTCCGGGTTCGAGAAATACTCCTGACGGAAGGCGTCGAACTTTTCCTGCGGATAACGGCAATGGATCATCGCCTTTTTCGAGAGGCCGAAATGGCCGTCATCGCACAAGCCCGTAACAAGCGTGTTGCCCTTGACTCGTTCGGCGACGTAAAGGAACGGGAACGAGCACTCGATGCGGGCCTTTTTCGTTAGGCGGTATTGCCGGATCAGTCGCCTAACTGAGTTAAGGATCCGCTGCGGGTTAGACGGCAGAGCGACCCTGTAGAACTCGCAGCCGTAGAACCTGGCGAGCTGCTTCGCGAAGACGTAATCGGTTGACTCGAAATCGTCGAAGGTGAACGAGACGACTCGAGGTTGTTTGCCCGCCTCGACTGCGGACGCAAGAAGTGCGGCAGAAGAAATGCCCCCCGACGTAGCGACGAAAAGGCCGCTAGGCAGAGGGGCAAGGATGTCGAGGAACTCTTGCCTCAACGAACCGGGGCGACTTCGATGATCTCGGCGTCGTTCTTAGCGGCGAGAGATTCGGCGAAGGCGCGGGCCTCGGCGGCGTCAGCAAAGCGTTTGCGCTTGGCTTCCTTCCAGGAGCACATGATCGGATCCTTGACGAAGGTGGCGACGGCCCACTGAGGCTTGCGACGGTTGAAAGGGGGGATGAGGCGGATTTGCATTGGGAACGCTCCCGGTTGCTGTATACGGATTGTAGGGGTGCCGCAGTCGGTTCGTCCAGCTAGGACTTGCCGCTCCATTCGTACCCGCAGGAGGGGCAGCGGTGTTCGGTCGTGATATCGTCGTCTACCTCGTCGAAGTCTTCAGGGGGAAGAGCCTCGACCTCGGTCTCGAGGATGCCGTCGAGATCGTCCTGCGAGAAGAAGAGGGAGATGTCGTGCTGCTCGCCGAGGCGGTTCAGCATCTCCTGATCCCACTCGGAAAGATCAGCGGTGCGGTTATCGGCGAGGGCAAGGCCGACCTTCTGCTCTTCGGTCAGGCCGGTGCGACGGACAGCGATCACTTCGTCGCCGTCGGTCTCGATCACGCGGATGCGGTTGATGCCGGCTTCCTTAGCGCCCTCGATAGTGCCGTTACCAGCGAGGATGCGATTGTTCTCATCGATAACGATTGAGCGGGCAGCGCCGTAACGCTGCAGCGATTCTTTAATAAGCTCAGCTGATCGGTCGGTGCGTTTTCGCGCATTTTTGTGATCAGACTTTAGATCCTTAATCGATGTCACTGAGATTGTTTTTTAACGTCCAATACGACATTAACTGATGGATTTTTGTTTGCACTAGCTCTGCTGAACTCACGCTGCCAATGTATTCGCCGACTTGAATTAGAAACTTGCCGTTTTGGAGGGGACGGATTTTTGATTTCGGAATATGCGCGGAGTGTTCGCTGCTCATAATCGCGAATAGCGCGGAGTTCATTTTTATGCTGCGCGATGCGGAGGCGTTCGTCGAGAGTCATGCGGTGATCTCCGTGAACTTCCCTAGTGGAGCTTCACCCTGCAGCATCGTCTCGGCTAGTGCCGCATATTTTTCTTTGAGAGCCACGTAGGTGATTCCGCCGTCTTCCTTCCAAACGAGACCGATGAACTCGATTTTGTTTTTAGCGGTTGGCAATGCGATAGCTCGAGGGGTTTCCGTGAAATCCCCCGAAGCACCTCCGCTAGTCGTTATCCGCTCAAGGAACGCTCCGAAGCGGATGAGATCTATCGTTCTGTCACCTCCAAGTTCACGAATGCGTTGCACAATCCCTTCGGTCGGGGCGAGAAAATCCCAACCGAAATCGATAGGACACTGGAAATCAAAAACAATCCACTTGCCCTTGCAATACTCGTCGTAGAAATACAAATCCTGCGGCCTGGCTTTGTAGAACATTTTTTTAGAGGAAGGAATGGGGTGTCGGGGGTGAGTCGGCGTCTCGTCCCCCTAGAAGATCGAGGGCCGTCCGGCTTTTCCTGCGCAGCTCTGGGCAGGTCTTGTATGGCTTGGGAGGCCCCGACAAAGGGCTAGTTTGTCCGGTCTAGGTACTCGAGCACCCAGAACCAGATCTCGGTCGGGGCGTATTGCCCGGGCACGTAGTAGGGGGTGCCGTCCTCCTGAATAGTTAAACGGCCGTAATTGCCTGGGACAAGTGGCTCCTCGCTACGTATACGGGAAGGATAGCGCCGCATGACGCGCTCGCGTTGCCGACGCATCTCAAGGCCATCTAGGTGCCAAGGGTCCGAATCCCCGTCGCAAATCGGATGAACGTAATCGCGCCAGTCCCGTCGGGCTTGACTGCGAACGTACGCCCGAAGGTCAGAAATCGTTTTCATCTGATTCCTCCTGTTCTTCTAAACGGCGCTGCTCTTCCTGTTCTTCTTTATCGCGTTGCGCTTCGAGCCACTCGTAATGCCGAAGTGATTGTTCGTGAAAGTCGATCATTGAATTTGGAGGGCGAGACCCCGAAGGGAGGACATTGAGAGGGTGACGTCTGCGCCGCCTTCGAGTTTGAAGACGTAGTAACGGCACTGGTCGGTGTCGTAGTAGGCGCGGAGGAGTCGGAAGCCGTTTGACTCGAGGATGCGGAGAGCCTGGCGAACGGTGATAGAGACGAGCTTGGTCTGCATAGGGAGAGGGGGCCGCTAGGCCCCGACAGTTACCAGCCCGCGACGTATTCGTCAGCTGCGGTTTTAGCCGCTGCTCGGGAAGGGAAAGGCCCGTGCCGGACGGCTAGGGCCGAGCGGCACTGGAACCAGTAGCCCTCGTTGTTGTGGAAGATCCTGTAGGTCATGTCAAATGCTGCCGAGCGTCTTTTGGTAAGCGATCCTGAGGTCACGAAGGAAATCGTTGTAGTGATCGTCAATTCCGTCGAGATACATGTCGGCCTCTTCCTGAGTCATTAACTCTTCGAGTGCCGTGCGGATTTGAAGAGCGCGGTTAAACCGTTCGAGTGCGGTCATAGATCTAGGGGGGGGGTAGAGGACGTCAGGCAGCTCCCCGCCTGACCTCTCAACAATAACCTGCCGTATACGGAATCGCCAGAGGCTAGGAAGTGATTTCCATTACAACAGCGCAGACCAAAGATTCAACCTGCCTGCGGGGGACGTCGTAGTCGCGATTGACCTTGGCGATAGCGCGGTCAATCGGCTCACGCCCGACAGGAGGAGCGATCTCCGTCAAAACCTGAGGGGTTGTTTCCGGGACAGAACGCTTCGGCGCAGCGTCAACAGGCAGTTTAGTTTCGGAGAACACAAGACGACGCAATAAACTGCTCCGGCTGCAATCTAAAAGTTTCGCTTGTTCATCCAAATAATCTCTTTCTTTTTGAGTAATACACATTTTAACCGAAACTGTAGACATTAAAAATCGTAGGGGTCGTTTACATTCGCCGACTCGACGAAATCTCGAGGGGCAGGGGCAGCCTCAACACGCTCAGATGAAGCAACCTCTCGCAAGAGGTTGCGGTGCGGCTTCCCGCTAAGGATACGCATCGAAGCGTCAGGATGCTTAGCGACTTCACGCAGCAGTATTTGCGTTGCTGGCGCGGGGCGGTCGAGATCCTCAAGCCGCCATCGGCCGGCATCAACTCCGTGCTGCAGGGTATTCCTAATCGATTCGAGGTCAAAAGCGATTTGCATCAAAGACCTCCCTCCAAAAGCGGATTAGAAACGGGCGGCAGGGTAGGCGCAAGGCCCTGACCTTCGGTGAGGATCGGGGCGTGAAACCGATCGGCGTGCCGCATCCGGTGCGGCAGGTCTTCCTTGACGCCCCACTCAAGCGCCGGGCGACCGTTCCGGGTCCGGTAGACGTAGGAGAGGAGTTGCTGATCGAGCGGCATCTCTTTGTTCGGCGAAGGGTCGAGCCGATACTGCGAGCAGGCGTATGCCCACATCTGATCCGTCACGGCGTCCTTTACAGCCTGGGGAATCGTCAGGAATAAGAACCCGATCTCGTCGTCGGTGAGCTTTTTGGCGTAGGGAGTGATGGCCGCGACGGACTTAAGACCGAGGCGAAAGGTGGCGGCTTGCATAGGGGGTCACTTAGGGGGTCACTTAAAACAGGGACGCGGTATCTAACGCCGACCACTGCTCGTCTGTCCATTGACGCGGAGCAGGGGCGGTCGCGGCCTGGCGGCGAGGCTCGAAGACGTCGCCCCAGCCGTTATTGATCGAGCTTTCGATCGACCGCTTGCGATCCTCAGGAGACCAGGCGCGCAGCTTGTTGCAAACGCGCGTGAAAACCCGAGTTGATCGCGTCCCTTTTTTGCACGCCCAGAACTCGGCGAGGAGCTCTGAGCAGTCGGCAAGATCCGGGGGAACCGCCTCGGCCGGGAGGCGCTTGAGACGCAACGGATCCTTCTTCTCGGGGGTCGTTTCGGAACTTTCCCCCCTATTAGGGGTTCTTGTTCCTGGGTTCTTGTTATGGGGTTCTTGTTTGTAGGTCGTTTTCGACCTACCCCCCCAGGTCGTTTTCGACCTAACCCCTAGGCCGTTTTTGACCTGGGTCGTTTCTGACCTGGGTCGAATCCGCCCTAGGTCGAGCTTTCCAGGGTCTTCAACAACGACCCTGTAAACGGTTGTTTGCCCGGCCCGATGCTCGGCCATAAGCCAGCCGGAATCTTTAAGCCATCCCAACGAGCGTTGAACAACTTTGCGGCTTACACCAGTTTCACGTCGGATCGTCTCTAGTGACGTCCAGCAACCGTCAGATGAGCCAAAGCCATGCCGATGAACGACCGCGTAAACAGCCCAAACGGCTGAGTCAGGAATGCTTTCCATTAAGGCGTACGGAACAATGGCGAATCCGGACGCGGTGACTTTTGATGGCATTGCTCGCTCGTTAGTCGCGCGGCAGCGGCTCTGGCTCTGAGGCGATCGCCCTCTGCAGCAGGAGGTTTACCCATCCTGTACGAGTAACGCCGATCGGCTTCTTTCGATCGATTTCCCTAAGGACTCTCGGATCGATCCGAACGAGTGCGGGCGAGGGGTTGAGGGGTTGGAGGCTTTCTGCTGTAGTCATTCTGCAGGTGGACGACTCGCAGAACATACCGATAATGATTCGGTCCGCATACACTTCGTGATCGAACCGATACAGGGACTGTCCTTCCACGACGACCTTCACCGCTACCGCTACGAGGGGCAGTGGCTCGCCGAGTCCGTCTCCAGCATTATCGGGTTCGACATGAGCCCGCGACAGCGCGAGGCGATCGCTAGGACAAAGGACGGACCTGACGGCTGGGCGATTAGGGGCGAGACCCTCCACGGCTGGCTCGAGGGGCTTCTAAAGGGCAGCGAGCCTGCGATTGACGAGCGCTGGACAGCCTGGCTCAAACCGTTACG